TTTTACCAAAAACTTTTAAAGATGCAACTGTTATTTCTACGTCTTGTGAAAAATCCTCTTGTTTAGTATCGGTTAGTGGGTCGGACACATCCTTTTCAAATTCATCTTTGGAAGCATAAATTTTTCCTGTACGCTTATTTTTAACAACTTCTTTAGCCGTTGCTGGTATTACTGGTACTTCATTTCCATTTACGTTTTGTACTGGATAGTCTTTTCCATCTATATTTTTATATTTCATCCTTGTCCTCTATCACGTGAACGATTCGGAATACGCTTACTGTAACTTTTGGCATGGCGTCCAGGCCGTTTCCGTCGCGTTCTTTTCTTATATGTATTAACGCCAAATAATGGCTTCTTTCTAGCCATTCTCGTTTGTTCGATTAATTAAAGCATAAGCAATACTTCCTGAGACCACTTGCGTATTGGTACAGGACATTTTTAAAGCATCACTTTCTTCTAAAATTAAACTATTCCCTTGTACAATATTTACAGTCGAAACGGAAGAGAGCACGTTACGACCAATAATATAATTAGTGGTTGCGCTATTATCAAACAGTTTAGTAGTCACCGTGGTGTTTGCTGTAGACACATTGGCGGTCTGAATATTTTTAATAATAGCTCTTGATTTATTATCAATAGTTAATACCGTGGTTAAAGTGGTATTTGTTAATGAGAATTGAGCGTTTTTATATTGTATAGTCATGCGATAAATAAGTTAAAAGCTTCTTGTTCATTTTTCAAATCATTTTGAAATGAAGTGTTTAATTGACTTTGCATAGTTCGCAAAGCTTCTTGAATTTGTCTTTGATTTGAAGCAACATATGAATCAGTGGGTTCAGGAATATGAGCAGTAATTTTAGCCATTATCTTCTCCCGTCCTGGTTTGCATCAAATCTAAATAATCCATATCTCCAACTTTGACCAGTCTTGTCGGACTCTAATTTCACACTGGCTAAACGACTACGTGCGCGAGTCCAGACTTGTTGAGTTGAAGTGGAGATTTTAAAAGGTCCTAATGAAGAACTGGTTGCTGTATCATTTGGAAATCTTCTTAAATAAATACTCACATTTACCGTTCCACTTAATTCTTTGAAGTCAGGAATAAATCTTCTCACATTCATATAAAATTCTCCATCTCCCTCAATATCTAAATCAAAATCTCCTGAACGAATGGAAGATGAAATAGCTGTTGTGACTGTTCCTGTAGAATATAATCGTGATTCATCGGTACCTGTTTCTTGATCAAATAAAACTGTGCTGCCATTAGAAGCTCCTCTAATTGTGGGGAAGGTAGGTGCATTATTTGCATAGTACCGAGTGGCCTGAGGAAGAGCAAAAACACTAGCGTCTGTCCAACTTGTTCTATCTAAAGTTCCAGTGGTCCATACGCGAGCATCATAATTAAAGGATACTATACGATCAATTTGTGTTGAACCATTTTTGGGATAAAACCAATGTACTTCTCCATAAAGATTATTATGACCGGCATAAACAATGTCGCTTCCTGTTTCAAAATTAAATCCTAAATTATCATTTGTTGTTTTAAAAACAAAATCTTCTACAAGACATGGTAATGTTTTAACAGTACCATCAAACATGTAGAATCCTCCTGAGATGCCCATCCAAAATACAAGTCCGTTAGCAAACACTAAAGAGTGTTGACCCACAGCTCCACAACCGGATCCGACTTGTCTAATACTAAAAGTAAAGGGAGGGCCTACAAACTGCATAGTATATGCAGCCTGATCAGTTACAATTAAAATATAATCTTTTCCTTGGATGGCGCCTACAATTCGTGTGCCTTGATCCAGTCTCATTGTGCCGGCGGTGTTCGTAGATATGGGAGTATAATCCGACATATTTTCCTGGTCAGAGAATCGAATATACATTTTATCTTGGGTGGATGTATCTCCAATAGTGGTTTCTGTTCCAAAATGAATTAAATGCCGATCCCGATCCGAGACTAAGGTCATGACAGATTTAGTTGGAGCTCCTGACACCACCGTGGCTCGTGTTTCGAGAGGGTTAGGTGCAGAAGGATCCCACTCAAATGTTTTACCATTATGAATCGTAGCAACTAATTTTTCACCAAAATTATCTAAGGACCAACTTCCAGGAGCTAGAGTTACTGAAGAAGAAGCTCTTGCAGTTCCCCATGTACTTAATCCCCAGGTTGCCGTACCCCAACCATATTGATAAGTCTGCTCTACAGGTCCAATTTTAACATAAGGTTCAACATCAACGTTTCCTGCGGAACTCATCCCGGATCCTGTTTCTGCTGTCGCCATGACAACATTAAAGCTGTTATTACTTCTTGCTTGAATTTCAAAAACAATATTAGAAGTAAAATCAGCGTTAGTAAAATCAGTAGTAGCTGGAATAGTTACATTATCAAAAAGAATATAATCCCCTTCTTCTAATCCATGAGAGCTACGATCAATTGTAATAGTCGTGGAGCCAGTCGTGGAACTCATAGAACACGTGGCTACCGTACTAGTTAAAGGGGTAATATCGTAAAAAGTATCCCCAGTATATAAATTTAAAGTTTTGTTAGTACCGACTACCGCATATTTAGTTCCGTCTAATCCACTCCAGGTATGCATTGCGCGCCCTGCTCCTGCGAGTTTGTCGGCATTATTTTGTTTCCATCCACCAATTTTTTCAGGGGACCCATAACGAAAGCGAACGTTGTCTCCATCGATCCATCGTCCTTCTGCTTGGGTGGCTGTTTGTTGCTTATCAAAGCCCGGGGCTATCGGTATTTTTTTAAGTGCCATATCGTCATTTTAACACCTTGTACGATTGGAAGTAAGATGGTAGACCTAAAAAGGGTCTCTTATCAAACATATTGTTTACAGCATTTTTAGAAGAAGCATCATTATAATGTAAGAAAACTTGCGCACAATTTTCGCCAGTAAAAGGTTCTCTCCAATGTTCCAATTCGCAACCCCTATACATTAACATATCTCCAGGCTTCAAATCTACTTTAATTCCTTTTTCATTTTCTTTTCCAGTAGGTTCTAAATAAATAGGCCAGGAGTCTCCTCCTAAATTTAAGGTAGTGGATACTTCACAGGAAAAACGATCTTTATGACGTTTAAGAATATCTCCTTTTTTATAAATACGTACATAGGAATAAGTTTCAAATAATTTAAGTTCTGATTGTTCTTCCATTAAAGGTTTAAGACCTTCTAAAATAGTTTCCATTAAAGGATCAGCATAATGAGACCAAGTGTTTGGAATTTGCGGATCGGTCCAAGTTCCCCATTCTGTACAATAGGGAGAAATATAATACTCGTCAAATAAAAAACGAGCAATTTTTCTTTTATTTAAAAGATAACGATAAGCCAGTTCAGACACATCTTTCGTTAAGACTCCCGGTAAAATTTTATAATGATCAGTTTTAAAACTCATTGAAAAGGCCATCCTAAATTCCAAGCCACTAAACTATGACGAGTCCCTTGAGTGACCGGTCTTACTCGATGCCATACAAAACTAGGAAAAACAACCAAGGATCCTTTTTCACTTACTTCTGTGCATTTCTTAATAGTAGGTTCTTTACCATCTGAATTTCTAAAATCAAATTCTAATTCTCCCCCTTTAAAATTTTTACTATCGGATAATAAAAGAGTCATAGAAAGTTTTCGGCGCTTTTTATGGTAGTTGGGCCAATGGGGTTTATTATAAGGGAGCGAAGAATCATCACAATGCCATGTATAATGTTGTCCTTTAGTGTAGGTTGTAAATTGGCAAGCTTCGGTAAAATCCCATTGAAAATTCCAACCGGCATTTCGATTAGCTTCATGAACATAAGGGTGAATTTCTTTATAAATCCAAGGGTCATTCATCCATACGATATGTGAATCCCTTGTTTTTTTTAAATCTTTATATTCCCCTTTAGTAAGAGGGGCTTTACTTAAATCTCTGTGATATTTAAAAGTAGAAGCAATTTGTTTTTTTTGTGCTAATCCATACTTAAGAATATCATCACAAATATGTTGTGGGATGACTTTTTGAAACCACCAGTAATATTCAGAAAGATTCATTTATTCTAAAATAAATGATTTAATTAGAAAAGTAAAGAAGGTATAAAATTAACTGATCTATATCAATTATTCTTAGCATATCTTATACTC